TGCGACGTGGTGAGCGACATCGGCGCCGAGACGGTCGACCAGTTGGCCGAGCTGGCCACCGACCTTGGCGTTCCACACCGGCCAGGTGCTGTAGCGTTTGCGGTAGGCCATGGCGTAGTTCGCCCAGGCCTTGAAGGTTTTGCAGGACTGGTCTTTGGGGCCCGGCATGTCGGCGGGAATCTCGACGCGGGGACCGTCAGTGCGATCAACCACCAGCACCAGGTTGCGGGCCGGCTTGTCCGGGCCGTCTTGCAAGTCCTGACTGGTATCCTGACTGGTACCCTGATGATTGGTATCCTGATTTGTCGGAGATTTTTCCGACCCTTGCTCGGATTTTTCTCCGACCTTGCTCGGATTTTTTTCCGAGGTAGATCGGATTTTTTTCCGACCCTTGTTCGCTGGTGGGGTCGGATATTTTTCCGACCCATCAAGCTTCTGGTTCCACTCGATCGCCTTCTCGGTCAGGCGGAACAGCGTGATGTTCGAGGTGCTGGAAAGCTCAATCAAACCCGCCTCTTCCAAGGCCTTCAGCATGCGGTAAGCAGTGTCTGGCTTGTCAGTGAGCAGCGGCAGCTCCTCAGTGATCTTGGCCTTACTCAGCGCGAAGAAGATCCCGTCGTCAGTCTTGATTGGCTTTGTCCAGCTCGGGCAGCCGTAGACGAAGGCGAACAGCAGGGCTTGCTGAGAATTCAGCCCCCACTCCAACGCCTTCACCTGATTGATCGTGACGGTGAATTGCATATCAGGCCTTCCCGACCAGTTTGGCCAATTCAGGGAAACGATCCACGTACCAGTGAGGCTGTGTCTCGCGGGGGCATTGAGGACTGGTGAGGTTCTTGCCGTAGGCCAGACCCTTCTCAGTCACCGACCAGAAGTCGACCATTTCTTGCTTTGAGTTCTTGCGCTGGAGCTGCTTGAGGAAACCATGGGCCGCCAGCAGTTTGTTAAAGGCTGGTGCGGACGTGCGCAGGTCGAAGTCTTTGATGAGAGCAGTAACGGCCTTGGTCGGCATGGAGGTGCCGCCAGTTGCATCGGGCGCAGCGTCGACGGCGTAACCAGGCAGGAACTTGGCATCTAGTCCATTGTTGGCGGCGATCTTTGCCAGCATCATCATCTTGCTTGACGGTGCCGGTTTCAGGAGGCGATCGAAGCACTCCAGAATGGCGAGCTCGCCGACAATCTTTGAGTTGTTGGCGGGAAGAGCGGCTTGTGCTGCGACAACACGCTCGAGCTCTTGCCAGCGATCCACAAGCTTCGATGTGAACTCCGGCGAGAGCTGAGCGACGATTACGTAGCTGTCACGCTCGCAGATGTTGTAGATACGGGTGGCGCGCGCGCGACCAAGTTTGTCCCTGGACCATTCATCCTCAGATTGAGGATGGACCAACCCGCTAGCGGCCAAGTCCTCAATGGTGCGCTTTACGTTGTCGTGGCGCTTGCCGGTGACATTCGCGATTTCGCGGGAAGACATCGTGCTGCGCGACACGTTTTCAGAATTCGAAAAACGTGTCGCGACATGGTTCGGGGTATTGCTTGAATTGGGTTGGCTCTGCATAATCCGCCTCATTGAGTGGTATCGAATTAGCCGGGGCGCAATCCCGGCTTTTTTGTGCCTGGGTTTTAGGCGATAGATTTCAAACTAGGGCGATGCTTCGCCAGAAGCGACTCGGCCTTCCGGCCCAGCTCCCCTGCCCGCGCTTCTACTTGGCGGCACTGAGTCACGAAAGCCGGCAGATGCGGCAGATCGGCTTCGCACATCACTTGGTCATCGAACACTTCGCTGCCGGTGTCGATGACGTCACCGAGTGCCCGGATCAGCGCGCCAAAGCTCTTGTTCGCGCATTGTTCGCTCTGCATTTGGCGGGCACCCGTCAAGCCGTGGCGGCCCGCCAGCTCGTTGATGCAGTGATCGCGAAATTCAGGCTCCAGGGCATTCACCCAAGACTCTTCAAGCCACGACGGCATTTCCTGGTCGCCGGTCAGCCAGCGCTGAACACGCTTGAGCCAGCGACCGGTCGCTTTCACAAATTCGCTTACATCGTTCTGGCGGGCCAATTCGTCGAAGTCAGGCACCTTGGCCAGCTCGATCTTCAAGGCCGGAACGCGCAGGTAAATTTCCCGGCTCAGTGCTTGGGCGAAATCGTCCTGGCTCAAGCTGGTGCGGGCGATCTGGTTTTGAGCATGAGCGACCAGCACCTGGTCACGGGTTTGAACGCTGTGTCTTGAACTGGACGTATTCATGGGGCTCTCTCGTTCGTATTCTGGGTTCATGCCAAATCGCTACTACTGATCAGGGACGCATCCATGACCGACTATTCAGAACTGCAAGGCGAGATAACCGCCCTTTGCTGCTTTGTGGCTGCCTTGGCATCCACACTTCCTTGTCTTCTCAGCTCAGGCTTTGGCCTGCGTTTGAATCGAAGGCCAATCAACTGCGTTGTCAGTTGAGCCAAGAAGCTCTTCGTGGCTTCGAGCAGGCGACGATCTCGCTCAGATCGAAGCGGGGTTAGGCGGCGGATTTCTTCGGGTTTGCTTCCAGCAGCAGCCAAGACGCTTCGAAGGGCTTGCCATTGGCCGATGCCAACGCAGCAATTCTCTCGGCGTAACGCGTTTCGCCGGTGTATTCAGTGCGCGGCAAACAGTCGGCAGTCAGCCATTTGTAAACAGCTCGCGGAGACTTCCCGCACGCCAGGGCAACCACCGGAACGCCGCCGGCGTCATCAATCGATTTCTTGAGCGGGCTCATGTGGCCTCCGGGTTAAATATGAACTTACAGTACATATTATGTCGGAACTGAAAGTACATGCAAGGCCATGCGATATTGAACCTATGGTTCAAATAGAAGAGATACGCGCCGCGTTTGCCTCCCGCCTCAAAAAATCACTTGCCGAGAAAGGCATTGATCAATGGGGGGCGGGTGCTCGGCTGGCGGAAATGACGAAAGTCACCCCAAAGGCTGCCAGCAAATGGCTCAATGGGGAGTCGATACCTGGCGCAGCAAAAATGCAGGCGATTGCCGAAAACCTCGGCGTCAAGATCGAATGGCTGCAACATGGTTCTGGCGAAGGACCTGGTCTGCTGGTTGATCAGGTTGTTGTTGGCGAATCCTCGACTGCCGCTGACAAGCTCCGCCAAATGCTCGCGGGCAAATCATTGGGCGAAGACCGCCTCCAGAAGCTGCTGGCTGTCGCTGAGGGCAGCGAGCCTGAGGGTGCCGTCGAAGTGCTGGTGAGCGATGCCTATCGTCCTGGCAAGGTCGGCGACGAGGTGTGGATCGCGCACTACGACGTACGCGGCGCGCTTGGTGGCGGCGAGGTTGCCCACGACTTTCCTGAGATGCTGCAGGATGTACGCGTCAGCCCCTCCCAACTCCGCTCTATGGGCGTTGAGTTCAAGGAGCACTATCACCTGAAGGTGATCACTGGTTGGGGCCAGTCGATGACGCCAACGATCAAGCATGGCGACCCGTGCCTAGTGGACATCAGCATCAAGGACTTCATCGGCGACGGGATTTATTATTTCTCGTACCAGGGCTTTCAGTACATCAAGCGCCTGCAGATGAAGGGAAAAGACAAATTCAAGATGATCTCGGACAACCGAAAGCATAAGGCCGAGGACATCTTCATCGACGAGACCTACATCCAGGCGCGCGTACTGTTTGTGTGGAATGGAAATTTGGTTTAGCCATGCCCCTCACCAAGCCCAACCAAGACCTCCGCCGCGACTTGAAACAAGCTGCCTCCCTGCTCAAGTGGTCAGGCGTGGATCTACTTCAGGCTGCCCGAAAGCTTTCGGAGGCAGGCCAAGAAGACGATGCCCAAGAGTTGCTGAAGATCGCCATGAGTTTTCAGGAAGTTGAGGACAAGCTGGCGGGGTATGCGGAAGAGGTGAAGGCGGGAAAGATTTTGCGGGAAAGCTGGAACCGAAAGCTCGAGTAATAAATAAAATAATCAATCATTCTAAATTAAGCTATCAGATGGGGCCGAATTTCATGACCGTCGAAAACGAAGAGCCGAGTGGCGAAAAAATTGGCAGTCCTACTGAGAACCTGGAACCGGTTCGGCCGCCAATGTTTCAAAGACAGCTATTTCCTATCGCTGTAATGACTACCTACCCCAATGACCAAGGCTCAGCCGATCTCGGCATGATTGGCCTTGCAGCGAACGGCAAAGATTACGCCATCAAAACAGTGCTTGATGGAAATGGAATGATTCCCGCTTCCGAAGCTTTTTGCTACCAGCTGGCACGACATATATTAATTGGAACACCAGACTTCGATGTAATTGAACTTCACGATGGATCTCACGCGTTTGGATCTGCGTGGGAAGGCGGCGTACAAACGCTAAAAAACAAAACCGAGATATTGCGCGTCCTATCGGGCGAAATCCCAATAGTCGGCTTAAAGTCTTTTTTCAGTAAAGTTTATGCACTCGATCTTTTCGTAAACAATGTCGACCGACACTTTGGAAACTATATATTCAGGCCAAGCTACAGCGGAAAAATCGGATTAGCATTTGATTTTAGTCGGGCGTGGTTTGCATTCAATCCGTTCGGATATGAAGCCACAGAGGATTGCAATACTTTTGCGGGTATCAATGCAATCCGCTATTACGATCAATACGACCGGTCTGAAGCCGAAAAATGTCTTGACAAAATAGAAAACTTGACGGTTGACGATGTAAATACTATTATTTCAAACTTTCCAGAAGCGTGGATGTCTGAAGAAGATCGCCAGGGGTTCTTGAATTGGTGGGCGTCACACGCCAGAAAGGAACGCATTGAATTTCTTAAGGGAATACTTTAATCATGATCACATATGATTACTCTCTTATAAAATATATGCCGAGCAAAAAGCGCGGAGAAATAGTTAATATCGGAGTTATTGTATTCAACAAGTCCGGTATTGACTCGCGACTGCTCAGTGGCGCTGCCAAATTGCGCCTCCTCGATGGGGAGTCTTCTATTGATGATATTTCAGAATTTGAATTTCTTCTCGAAGAAGCAAAAAAAATATGCGCTAGTACTGACGAAATAGTAAAATTCCTTGGCATGTTTAAATGTGCTTTTACATTAAGCGCGAAAGCAAAATTTTCGATTGATCACGAAGGCCAATACGAAGCTCAGTTAACAAGATTATTTAACGATCTAGTGAAGCCGTTTAGCGTTAGAGAAACAGTAAGAAAATCTTCTAGGATTCAAACATTAGTAAAGCATAAGTTTGAGTCGCTTAATTTACTGGCAAAGAGCGCAGAAGAGCTAAGCTACCACAAGGTGGTACAGAATTATAACTTCAGTGACAAGTCAGGTTTTTCGGCGGATTTTCTTCTGAAAAACGGGAAATTCCATATCAGCGAAGTTATTGACTATAACGTCAACGACTTATCTGCAAAATTTAAAGAAACCACGCTTAAGGTTATGACCTTCATGGAAGGTAAAAAGCACCTCGGGCAAGATTCTGGATGTTACTTTGTCTATTCAGCCTCCGGCTCTATAGAAAAAGACATTCAGTCGCACTTGAATCTTGCAGAAGATTACAGCAGTTCAATCTTCAATATCGCATCAAAGCAGGAAGAAAAGTCTTACTTTGATCTTATGTCTAAGCTTGCAGGTGTAGAGGCGCCAATTTTCCATTGAGTTAAGCCCGGCCTAGCGCCGGGCTTCTTGTATCTGCCTTTTCCTACCCTGCTCCGTTCATGCACTCTGCGGTGCTGGCAAGCAGTGCGCCGGCCTGCTGTACAAGCCTCCTCCACTCATCGCTGGTGATGAGATCGGCACGCTCCATGGCATCAGCACGCCTTAGCAGTCCGAAGTACTTTTCTTCTGCGTCTATTTGGTTTTCAGTCAGCACGTAAATCTCGCGCCAGGCTGTCATGGCCAGTCTTCGCTGTGCCTCTCTCATTGGAGCCCCTAATGGTGATCTATGGGAGTAGAGGTCAGGTTACTGGGTCCGTTCAGAATGATGGCACTCTGAGCGACCAATGGTGGCCGTGCGCCACGAATGGTAGAGTTCGGACTAAATTTTGGGAGGCAACCAATGAAGGGATTCGGTACGTTTGCGATGATCGTCGGCGTCTGCTGGCTGGTATTCGCTCTAGGTATGGATGTTTCCGTGGCAACGGGCTCGGGTGGCCGGGTGAACAATCTAGGCCTCATGGCTGACCGCCAGGTTCACACTATCGTCGGCGCCATGATTACACTGGCAGGCTTGCTGATGGTTCTGCTGGGCGGGAAAGTCGCTACCACACCTGCACGCACTGAGACCGAGACTCGCCCCTGCCCTTTGTGTGCTGAGACCATCAAAATGGCAGCGGTGAAGTGCAAACACTGCGGTGCAGAAGTTGAAGCGGTAGCAGTCCCTCGCCTCAAAAACGGCTGGGTAGCAACAACCACATGCCGAGACGTAGAAGAGCAGGAGCGCACGATTGATGCCATTGCCGCGATCGGTCTGCCGGTAGTTTCTATGATGGGTCTCGCCGTTGGTGCCGGCCCCTTTGAAACAAAGGACGAAGCCAAGGCTGCCCTGAAGCAGATGCGGGACGGGCCGAGGCTATACAGCGAAATCGTTTATAGGGATTCGGTCAGCGGCAAGTATCACCCGATTACAGACTGAGAAATCCAGGAAGCCCGCCTCAGCGCGGGCTTTTTTGCGGCTATCAGAAAGGCACCGCCTCCACCTCTGGCTCTTCCTCGACTGATGCAGGGCGCTCATCATCCTCGGATGGTTCCCAGCGCAGCGTGATCGACTCGTCATCATCATGAAACATCATGTCGATGCCGTCGGCTTCCGACAGCGCGCCTAATATCTCTGACCACTCCCTCTCCCCATCCGTATCAAGCCGATGGATCCTCACTTCGCGCCTTTCCTGGGCGATCGGGTGATTGATCATCGACGACACCCGCAGAACAAGCCGCTCCATGGGATTCATCGGGTTGATGCCTGAGTCGTTCTTTTTGCTCTGCTGCGCCATAAACACCTCCTTAGCAAATGCTGTACATGCATCCAGTATTCAATGGCGAGCATAGCGAACCTTTAGTTCAGCGTAAATCCCATCTCGACGGACGATTTTTGAACCTGAAAATGAACCGGATGAAAATTATGTACTTTTGGTACTTGACGCAATGTGAACCTGTAGTTCATATTTGCTCCATCGCAGCCACACAACCACTGCGAAGGGCCTCAACAGACCCGCCGCTCTTTAACAGCCTGGAAACTTCGCGGATCGATCCCCGGCAACGGGCACAGCGCGAAACATAAATTTCGATCTCCATGCAGGCTCTGGAACCTGCCGGACTCCCCTCATGGGAGGACGCCAAACCATGCAAGCCAGCCGGCGAAGAACACCGAACACGAAATGTGTGACGCCGGCCAGGTGGGGAAACCGAGGCGACGAGCATGGGGCGGATAGCAATACGGAATTTTTCACTGATGCACCTGGGCGACCGGGTGCATTGGGAAAACAACCGAGGAAGCGGAAATGCTCAACATCAACGAAGCCGAACTTAAAAAATCAATCGTGGCGAATGTCGCCGACCAGTTGCTGCGAGAGGACGAAGATCTCTCTGAGTTGGTCGCGAAAGAGGTAAAGAAACGCATCGACAAAATCTTCGATGAGCGCGTTTCTTTGCAGATCCAGAATGCGATCGACGAAACCATAAACGGTTCATTCGAGCGTGAGTATCGCCGCGTCAACACTTGGGGCGATGCTGAAGGCCCTTCGACCACGATCCGCAAAGAGCTGGAGAAGACGGTCAGCGCCTACTGGTCTACCAATGTTGAGCCGCGCACCGGAAAGCCATCCTCCAGCACTTACAGCACGGTAACCCGCGCCGAGTATCTGATGACTCAGATTTGTGCAGAAGACTTCACGGCGGCGCTGAAGCAGAGCGCCGCAAACGTGACGGGTGCGCTGAAAGACGGCTTGCGCAATCAGCTTGCCCAGCAAATGGACAACATGCTGAACAGTCTTTTCCAGATCAAAAGCCTGCAAGACCAAGGCAAGGTCGAAAAACCTTACTGAACCATCCTCCTGCGCATTTACAGAGTGCGCAGCGGGATGCGGATGCACGCCCAGGCTGATGGGCAGGTTTGAAAACTAACAGTTCCGAGAGTGAGCGCTGACCGGCTAAGTACTATTTTATGCCCGCGCGGTACCGGCTCGTAATAACTGGCATTGCGGTAGCCGAAAGGCGCTGACCGCGGCATGACTCCCAACCCGGAGATCAGCGCCGGGCATCTGCATCACCCATTCTCATAGGTGGCCACTGCCTGCCCAGTGAGCGAACAGTAGGAGCTACCGCCATGAAGTAGCCGAACGATCCACCTGTGTGGCGCAGCAAGCCTGAAGGCTGCGCCCAACACCCATACAGGCAGCGGACAGTAGGTCGTCTATGTCACCGCGCATCGGCCGGATATCCGGTAGGCCACCCCATCGCACCAGGACAACTTGATGCTGCAAACCCAGGCCGTCGCCAGTAGCGGGCCTGGGCACCCTTCCCGACCAAACCCGCATGCACTCCCCTCCGCGCCCAACGGCAACAAGCGGAACGGATGAGTGCAGCCGAGTTTTGTTGGATCAACACCGCCGATCTGGAGGCGACCATGGCAACGAGCTATGCAGACAGCGCACAGGCCCGTGATTGGGATAGGCGCTACGACGCTTGGGGTCGCGAGAAGAAATCGCGACCTGAAGAGTTCCACGATTACGAAGCTGCCGAGCAGATTCGCACCAAAGCGCTGATCGCTCAGGAAGCGCGCTTGCTGGAAGAGCGCAAAAGCCTCAAGCGACGAATCGGTCTGGCCATGGCGAAAATGGAAATGGTCTGTCCACCGAAGGGAGTATCCGCATGAGCATTGGACAGCGTGATCACCAGACGGCGGTCACTTGGATCGAGGGCGAGATCAACAACCTGATCCGCGATATCGGCAAGCCAAACGCAAGCGCCGCCGCAACGTCATCCATCACCCTGGCCTACATGCTTCGCGCCATCGACGATGATGAGCATCGGCATTACCGGGCGCGGATCGATCAAATTTACACCTCCTACAACGAGTCGATCAGGAAAGGAGTCGCAGCGTGATCATCATCGCCCGCAACGCCAAAGCAATGACCGAAGCCCTGCAACGACAGGGCTTTTTGTTGGTCTCCGATCTCCCAAAACGCATCAGTATTCAATCTCGGCGCGGCATGCTGGTTGTGAGGCTGACATGAAAATCGTCTTCTGGGTCATGGCCGGGCTTTTGACCGTCGCTGTCTTCCAGTACGGCATGTTCAAAGAAACCGGTGAACCACGGCAGATCCCTTCACTGCAGCAGATTTTGCGGTGACAAGCCGTCAGTGGGCGCGCCGCGTGCTGATCTGGCGCGGTTCGTTTTCGGCAATTGGCGTCCTCACTTTTCTGATGCTGCTCGGCGCACTCGCTGACCGCGTCACTCAATAACTCAACGTAGGCGCCCCGACAGACCGGGTGGCGCGGGAGTACAAGCATGTCCGCATCTACCGAACTGGCCGCTGTGCCGCCAAAGGAAACCGCCCTGGCGGTGTACAGCGCTGCGAATGGGCTCGACCCATGGTTGAGCCAGATCCGCGCCGAAGTCGACAAATTCCTTTCAGTGCTTCCGGACCTTGCCACCGACAAAGGCCGCAAGGCGTTCGCTTCAATGGCGCATAAAGTCGCCAAGTCCAAAACGGCGCTGGATGCCGTGGGCAAGGAGCTGTCGGCACAACAGAAAGAAGTCCCGAAGCGCATCGACGCCGAGCGCAAGCGCGTGTGGGACACGCTTGAGGCATGGCAGAAAGAAGTGCGCAAGCCGCTGGACGACTGGCAGGAAGCTGAAGACCGGAGGATTGCAGATATCAAGTGTGACATCGCCAAGATAGCGGCGCTTGCCGTGGACCTTGACGGCATCACTGCAGAGGACCTTTCCGAAAGGATCGCACGTGTCGATGCTGTCGCCATCGCAGACAAGTGGGCAGAGTTCCAGGTTGACGCAGCGCTGGCCAAGGAGTCGGCGCTGACCACTCTGCGCAGTGCGCTGAGCGCCCGCCAGCAGTACGAAGCAGATCAAGCAGAACTGGCCCAGCGCCGCGCTGACGACGAAGCCAGGGCGCAGCGCGAGCGAGAGGAGCATATCCGAAAGGAAGCATCGGAGAAGGCGCAGCGGGAAGCCGACGAGGCCGCCCAGCGTGAGCGTGAGCAGGCTGAGCAACGCGAAATGCACCTCAAACAGCAGGCTGAACAGGCCGAACAAGCCGCGAAACAGGCAAAGGCGGATCAGGAAGCGGCTGAACAGCGTGCCGAGCAGGAAAAGAGAGATTCGGCGGCCCGCGCTGAGCAGGCAGCTGAAGACGCTCGACAGGCCGAGATTCAGCGTCAGGCCGATGCCGAAGCAGAAATCAAACGCCAGGCCGCCGCCCGCGAGGCGGATGTCGAACACCGGCGCGCCATCAACCGGTCGGCCGTTGAAGCGTTCATTGCCGGGGGCATGACCGACGCCTGTGCCAAGCAGGCAATCACGCTGATCGCCAGCGGCAAGATCCCCGCAATCGCCATCACCTATTGAGGTGTCGCATGAGCTCACCCCGCATGACCGCCCAACTCGACTGGGCAACGGTAGGAGCGTTCTCGCCGGAGCAGTTCACTGGCGATCAGCGCAAAGAATACGAAGAAGAAGCCTCCCGCATTGAGCGGGAATGGGACAACCAACCGAGGTAACGCCACCATGTTCAAGAAAGCCGAACGCAAGCAGGCCAAGCTACGGCTGGCACTTGCCGGGCCATCTGGATCAGGAAAAACCTACTCCGCTCTGCTGCTCGCCATGGGCTTGGGCGGTCGAATCGCGGTGATAGACACGGAGCACGGCAGCGCCTCTCTGTACGCTGACATCGCGGACTTCGACACGCTCGAACTACATGCGCCCTATTCGCCTGAACGCTACGTTGACGCGATCACCGCGGCCGAGCAGGCCGGTTACAGCGTGCTGATCATCGACAGCTACTCGCATGAGTGGACAGGATCCGGCGGGTGCCTTGAGGCGAACGAGAAGCTCGCTCACCAGAAATTCAAGGGCAACACCTGGGCAGCCTGGAACGAGACCACTCCGCGCCACAGAAAGCTGACGGACAAGATCCTCACCAGTTCGCTGCACATCATCTGCACCATGCGGAGCAAGACCGAGACCGTCCAGGGAGAGGGAAAGAAAATCCTCAAGCTGGGCATGAAGTCAGAGCAGCGCGACGGCACAGATTACGAGTTCACCGTGGTACTGGATCTTACCCACGACGGGCACACCGCAATGGCAAGCAAGGACCGGACGAAGCTCTTCGAAGAGCCAGAACTGATCACTGAAGACACCGGTCGGCGGCTGCTGGCTTGGCTCAACTCAGGAATTAGTCCCGAAGTGCGCGCCAAGGAGCTGCTGGTGGATGCGCTGGCGGACATTGCTTCAGCCAAGGACATGACCTCACTTCAATTCGCGTTCAACGCAGCCAAGGCGATCGCTGTCGGATTCGACGACCTGATCACCCAAGTAGTAGCCGCGAAGGACAAACGCAAATCCGATCTTGATCCCGAAAGGAGAACAGCATGAACGCCGCCGAACTCCAGCAAGCCATCAGCCAGTTCGAAGCCTCCGGCGGCCAAGTTCATGTCATCGCCGATTCCATAAGGGCCTATCCAGACCCTTTCAGTGTTGCGGTACCGCCAATTGATCCTGAACTGGTCGACGCGATTCGCGGTTACACCGAACTCGGCGTCTGCGCCGCCGCCAAGGCCCTGGGCAAATCCACTCGAACCATCAACTACATCGCCGCGCTGTACGGCATCAAGTTCGTCACGACCACGGCGGCCACTCTGGAAGAACGGCGCAAGGAAGAAGCGAAGCTGGTGCCGCGTATCCGGCGGATGGCCAAGGCCAACATGAGCCAGATGGCGATCGCCGAGCAACTCGGCATTGGTCGCATCGTTCTGCGCCGCATTGCCCGTTACCACGGCATCACCCTCAACTCCCGAGCATCCTGATATGGACCCCGCAATCGAAGAAGCAGCCAAGCGGCAAAGTGGACTGGAGGCGGCGAAAGCTGCCTTCTTCTCATCTGGGGGTCAGGCTCAACTGATCCCGATAGGTGTCGGCAAGGACAGCCCTGGTATCGCTCAAGTACCGAAGCCGGCATACGGCTACCGGAACATCGAGGCGACGAAGAGCAAGCGCGGCCGGATCATCAGCGATGAGGAAAAGGCCGCTCTGGCCGCTCAGTTGATGGAATGCAAAGCCGCCGGAATGAGTCGCTACAAGGCCAGCAAGCACCTCGGCATCAGCGAAACGCTGTGCCGACGGCTGATCGCCGATTACTCGCTCGACTTCCCGGCATCAGCATGAAACGAATGAACAACCAGGTGCGCCAGCGCCGACGACAGACATGGCTGGATCTACCGGCCCACGGAATTGAAGAGGCAGGCCATGGCCAAAGACAATGCGCAAATCCAGCGGGACAAGCGCGCCAAGGAGAAAGCCCTGCTGGACCGGATCGGCGCCGAGAAGCGTTCGTTGATTGTTTCGAAAGCGCTTGATGACGCGCTTCAGATTCTAGGCCAGCGCCATGGCTTCGAAGAATGGCAGGAGACAGTGTCGACGTTCCTGATCAAATTGGCGTCGGTACCTGTCGAAGAGTCAGCCAGATTTGCCATCATGTCGCGACCTGAAATCGTCATTACAGAAAAGCAGTCGCGACAGCTTGAAGAGTTTGCCAGGACTGGTATCGAAGGAATTGGAAGCAGCTCACCTCTGTAACGGAGCACACTCAGTACGCTACGGCGATCTATGTTTCTGCTTCCTACGGGCACCATGAATATGCCACCGCCCTCATTGAACTGCCCGTTTTCAATCAGCGCTCTGAGATCGGCTTCAGTGGCCTCGTGAAAAATTCTGTCCTCAGGGTTAAAGGTGTAGATGTACTGCCCTTTTTTTGACCCCATCTTGAATTTATATGGGTGACAGATAAGTCCCTTTCTGTTTATCCCAATCACGTCTTCCAGCACTTCAAGCATACGATCCCCCCGTAAAAACCGGCACTTGCTGGGTATCAGTAATAGCTCACCGAAATCATAAACACCACCTTACTGTCGCAGCCGCTCACAGAGAGTGGCACCTGACTGGACTAGCGCCGACGACAGACATGGCTGGATCTACCGGCCCACGGAATTGAAGAGGCAGGCTATGGCCGAGGAACAGCAGGAGCCGACGGCGGAAGCCATCAAACAGCGCAAGAAGCGCGAGAAGGCAGCAGCAAAGGACGCTGCATTGGGCGTCGAGAAGTTTACGGTTGAAGTGGCCGGGGTGTTCAAGCCAGACCTCAAGCGCCTGATGAAAGAACACGGGTTCAACAATCAGCAAGAGGTGTATCAGAACCTACTGCGCAACGTGATCGCCGCCGACTTCGAAACCGCCGCCCGGATGCTGCACTGTGTCACGACACCTTATGAGATACCGGAAAAGGTGTCGCGAGCATTTTACGAAAGCAGCAGGTCAGAACTCGCCGCAGATCCGGGGGACGAGATCATTCAGCCAGCCGCCGGAGATTCAGTGCCGCTCCATTGATTAATATGCGAGTGGCGATTAGGGACTCCCATGCGGCATGGGCTGCTTGAGTGTCAATAAGATTGTGCGCGAGCTCCATCTGCTGAGCTGAATACTCCAACATGCTGCGAATTTGCAGTACGTATTCAACCATCTTGGCATCTGGAAGATTGAGTATATCCACTGCCATGAAGGATCTTTCCATGCTTCGAACGCGCTCCAAGTGCATCGGGCTTCTATTGTTTGGCGATGCATTCAAATAAAGCTGATTTACCTCTATGCCCGCAACTTCCGCCATTTTTACCAGGGCAGCCAATGCCACTTTTTTCTTGTTTTTTTCTTCCAAGCCATCACGCCGCATTTGAGAGTTGGCAATGAAGATAGCTGCACCAACTCCGGTTAGTGAAGCGGCTGCTTGCACCCAATCCCCTCCCTTGAGTTCCATGCCGTAATACTTGCAGATGCCCACGACCATCCACAGCAGCGACGTTCCGAGCAATGCAATCCAAACGCTCAGCAGCGTCATTCCTGCAAATAGTGCTCCCCGTTCCTTTAGCTTCACCGGCTAACCCTTCTTTGACTAAAGCTGTCATCAAATACCACTCGTACTCAAATTGCCACCACCGGTCACGGAGGGCGGCGCCTGCATTGGAGAACACCATGGATCTGAAAGTCAGGGCGCTTTACCAATGTGGGTCGTGCCGCGAAATTCACGACGATGAAGATGGCGCTATGGAGTGCTGCCGACCAGACATCATCGAACTCTATGAATGCCCAATCTGCAAGAAGCACCTCGAGGACGAAGACGATGCACTAACTTGCTGCGGCGTTGACGCCATCAAATGCCCCTCCTGCTACCGAGACTACGCCTCGATTTCGCTTTCGTTTCAGGCGATCAAAATTGCCGGCCACTGCACCACCTGCAATCCGATGTTCACCATTGACCAACAGATCGCTATCCAGGATCAGCACTATCAGAAAACTGGCAAACGCGAACACTTGCACGACTGAGGAAAAAACATGACCCCACAGTTCGAAAGCCCCAACGGGCTATGGCGGCGACTGGGCTACGCGGTTGAGCGTGGCCCGCGCGGCGAACGGACAATCCGCCGGCCTGACGGCTCAACGGTAACCATCGATACCGAGCATGGTCACCACACAGGCGAAGTTTCCGCGGCCAAAAAAGAGCTCGCACGCCTACCGCACGGAGAAGGTGAATGCCGGGCTGCACAGCTCGACATTTTCATCTGAGCCGTAGGCAAAATCACGCCACTGCGCGAGATCAGCAATAAGGCGAAGTCCTGCGCGAGCATCCGTCTCCAGCCTATCCGGCGGAAGGCTGAGCAGCCGCACGACCTCTTCCCCGATCAGTCTTATCGCCATTTCATCCGTTTTCGCACTCATCGCAACCACCGTTAGGTTTTGCTGAGTACAAATCATCATCCCTATTTACGAATCACGCCAGCCGGCGAGGATCCCCTATGTCCGCAGAACAGAAATTACCCCAGTTCATCAACCGCCAGCCAAGCATGGGCCTGCCATTCGAAAAAGAACTGGTGGTGGACCTGTTTGCGGGCGGCGGCGGCGCCAGCACTGGTATCGCACGGGCATACCGGGAGCCGGATGTCGCGGTAAACCACAACCCGATCGCCCTGGCCGTGCATCGCGCCAACCACCCGCAGACGGCGCACTATGTTGCGGACGTGTTCGAGGTCGACCCTGTCCTCGCCACCGGCGGCCAGCCGGTCGGAATTCTCTGGGCATCGCCAGACTGCCGCCACCACAGCAAGGCCAAGGGCGGTGCGCCGCGTGATCGCAAGGTTCGGGGGCTCGCATGGGTTGTTGTCCGCTGGGCGCACGCAACCCGGCCGCGCCTGATGTTCCTGGAGAACGTCGAAGAGTTCTGCGACTGGGGACCAGTTGACGAGGAAGGCCAGCCAATCAAGGCCGAGCGCGGTCGCACCTTCAAATCGTTTATTGCCGCGCTCAGCACCGGGCTACCGGCCGATCACCCCGACATGCCGGAGATTCTTGAGTCGATCGGTGAGTTCGTTCCAGTGGAGGCGCTTGTTCGCGGTTTAGGCTACAACGTCGAATGGCGCGAACGCATCGCGGCAAACGCAAACGCCCCGACAATTCGGAAGCGTCTGTACCTGGTAGCGCGCAGCGACGGAAAGCCGATTGTCTGGCCAGCACCCACGCGCCACAAAGTGCCGACGGCGAAGCAGCAGCCTTGGCGCACCGCTGCCGAGTGCATCGACTGGAGCAACCTCGGCCGCACGATCTTCCGTGACAAGCCGATGGCACTGAACACCATGCGCCGCGTGGCCAAGGGCTGCTGGCGGCACGTGCTCACCAGCGCCAAGCCTTTCATTGTCCCGATGCGCGGAACGTCCGAATCGCACACCAGCACCCACGGCACCGACGAGGCACTGTCGACCATCAGCGCCGGCGGCACGCACCACGCACTGGTACAACCGGTAGCTGCGCCGTTCCTCACCGAGTGTGCCAACGGCTCGTCGCAGCGCAACTTCAGCGCACAGGAGCCGCTCCGCACTCAGGTTGCCCAGGTGAAGGGTGGGCACTTCGCGCTGGCCGCGGCGAACATGGTGACTTTGCGGAAAGGCTCAGTTGGAGCAGAAGTGACGGACCCGCTCAACGTGGTGGCCACCAGCACTGGGCACCACGCGGTATCCGCTGCGTTCTTCGAACAGGCGAATGGCGGGTATTACAAAGGTGATGGCCGTTCGGCCTACGACCCCATCTCCACCATCTGCCAGTCCGGTGCCAACCAGCGGTTGGTGAATGCCTACCTGGTGAAGTACTACGGCAACGAGAAGGACGGCATATCGCTCACCGAGCCGATGCACACCCTGCCGACGAAGGACCGGGTCGCACTGGTTGAGGTGGTGCAGGTGCCGGACACCCTGACGCCGGAGCAATTGGAAGGCGCCCGCCGTTGCGCCGCGTTCATGCATGAGCATCTACCCGAGCACTTCAAAGACCCGGCTGATCTGGTCATGGTCGGTGGCCATGTGCTGGTCGACATCACCTTGCGCATGTTGCAGCCACCTGAGCTGAAGGCAGCCCAGGGCTTCGACAAGGACTACATCATCGATCGCGGTCGCTTCGTCGACCCTGTCACCGGTGCCGAAGAGTGGCGAGACATCAACAAGACGGACCAGGTGCGGCTAATTGGCAACAGCGTCTGTCCGGACGAAGCTGAAGCTTTGGTCAGTGCCAACGCTGCCGAAATCATCGAGCTTTATCAGCGCCTCGCGGCCTGATCAAACCCAGCCCGTTCGTGTGAGCGCGTCGATCAGTCGGACGAAAGTAGCGACTAGACGCAGTAGCGCCGTAAGAAATTTAAGCCAGTGAATCAAGCCTTTCATTGAGAGAAGTCTCCACAAAACGAGAGAGACGTTGTCCCTCTACCATTATATGTGTCTTCAAGAATCCCCCTCCTCCCTCCGCCGCCCCGGGCATGCCCCGGCATAGGACGCCCCATGCCCACTGAAAACACACCGGCACGCACGTTCATCGTGCTGAGCCTGAAGCACACCCACCGCCGACATAAAGCAATCACGCTTTGGCGGTCAGATGACAGTGGCTACTGCTGGATGCTGAGCAGCACCGGCCATTACGAAGAAGCTCGAGTGCTTGAGCACCTTGGCTACTACAACAGCGGCTGCTCAAACATCGCGGTCCCTGCTGACTTGGTGGAGCGGCTTTCCTGTGAAGTTGAGTACGACACCAAGGAGTTTGGGATTTGCCTACCAAACAACGCCGACACTTGGGCCCAGCTGCTGGCCAGCGTGATTCGCCCAACTGATTACGAGCCGAAACCGGAATACCGCGGCTGCCGTTATTCGGAAAACAGCATGTGGATGAAACGTAAACGCTGCGAGCACGTCAACCAGGCAATCCGCATCATCGCCGACCACGGCCGCCGGTTCTTCTACAGCCAGACAGTGAATCGCTACGCCAGCATGGAGGTCGACGTCCGCGGCAAGATCTGGTTTATCGACGACTACAGCGGCAAGCGCGTGTTCACGCACGAAACGTTGTGGGGCGGCCGGTGGAAGGGCTTCAGTCATGGCGGCACGCTGAAGGATCTGATCAAAGAATTCCGGGATTACATCTGCACGGGTGAGCCGTTGCACCGCGGTTACCTCGGGCCCGAACGCTTCGACGAGAGCAACATTTGGGGTTACGACGAGGCAGGTATGAAGGCTGTGCGCGAGCAGGCCGGCGCCCTTCCCGTCTTCCGGCAGTCAGTCTCGGAGGCCGCATGATCAATCTCTTTGTGGCGCCTGGTGGACAAGTAGCTTTACCCGCCCGCACAGCCAGCAACTTGATATCGACCGCACTCAGCGAACCCGTACCAGAGCACCATGTCGGTCGTCGAAATTGACCAGCCTAGTTGGTCATTCGCGCAATTTCTTTGAGTTTGGAAAACCCCGAAGTTTGTGTCAGCCGCCCCATTACTTGAATACTTTTGACAACGCGATCTATTGGATCACCCGGATTAAAAAAATAATTTTCCTCTTCGACGCGTTTAATTATCTCGCGACGCTTCTCTTGGTATTTCTCGTCGCTTGCGTCAAGCTGACATAGCATTTCCTGAGCGGCAACGGCTTTTGCGTTTATATTCACCATAAAATTCGAGCGCATATCAGTCCTCGCCTCGCTAATTTCCGAGCAGGCAAGGAAAAATCTGTTGAAGTGACTTAGATCATCCGTGGATAAATCAGAAACAAACAAATGCTTGTTAATTTCCCAATTTTTTGCTCCTTGAATATTACCCATAAATCTGTCAAACGAGTTCCGCTGCAACACCTCCAAAATAACCTGTTCAGCATGACGAATATCCATTATTAAAATTATCGCTGCACTTCTACGCTTATCTTGTTGCTGAAGAAAAAATACAACCAAGGCGACAAGCCCAACAACTACCGTAACAACGCCATTGATCCACTGACCTGAGTCCATATCTTCACCAATAGTTTTATAAACAAACCGCCTTCTTATGTATCTTGTCATAACCCTCCGAGAAAAACCTCCCCCTTCAAAGTCAGCCGCTATAACGGCAAGGACGAAGTCATGCCTGAAGAAACTGTTTTGATCCAGCCGCTGCCGGTCGAACGCGACACCGATGGCTGGTGGCCCCACCCCGACTACACGGGCAAACGGCACTTTTACTTCGGTTACCCCGCTCAATCCCCAGAGCAGCGAAAAGAACTTCGAAACCTTTAACCACCTTCTGCCGCCACGCGCGGCATGGAGCATCATCATGGAAACCGAAATTCTCTCAGACGAAGAACTGGCGGAACTCACCGGCTACAAGGCCAGGGCCTACCAGCGGCGCTGGTTGGTGGATCGCCACTGGGTATTCGTCGAAAGCCGCGGTAAGCGCCCGCTCGTTGGCCGGATGTACGCCCGCATGAAACTCGGCATGATCTCGCCCACCATCACCGACCCCAACCCTCCGCCGGCGGCGCCGGCATGGACGCCTGATTTCTCTCGAGTGAACTGATATGCGCCCCCGCAAGACCGAGCATCACCACCTCCCCCCGCGGATGTATCAACGCTCACGAAAACGCAAAAATGGCTCCGTTTGGACCGCCTATTACTACCGCGACCTGTTGGGCAAGGACATTCCACTCGGCAAGGACCTTGATAAAGCCAGGATCAAATGGGCGGAACTCGAGGCCAAGGAAAAGCCTCTCGACTTGCGCACCATGAAGGGCATCTTCGACCGATACATCCGCGACATCGTCTCGAAGAAGGCGCCGCGGACTCAAAGAGACAACATGTCGGAGATCAAGCAGCTCCGGCCAATGTTCGATAGCGCCCCGATCGACTCGATAACCCCAGCAACGATTGCCGGGTACCGGGATGCGCGAACCGCCAAGGTTCGGGCGAACCGGGAGATCGCCACCCTCTCCCACGTGTTCAACATTGCCCGGGAGTGGGGACTGACGACCAAGGAAAACCCGTGCCAGGGCGTGCGCAAAAACAAGGAAACGCCGCGGGATTACTACGCAAACGATGTGGTTTGGGATGCTGTTTACAGGAAGGCAACTCAAGAGCTAAAAGATGCGATGGACCTGGCCTACCTGACCGGGCAGCGGCCGGCAGATGTCCTGGTTATGCGGAAGGATGATGCAGAGGGGGGATATTTGGGGGTGCAGCAGAACAAGACGCACAAGAAGCTGCGTATTCAGATGACCACTGACGGTAAGGCGAATAGCCTGGGCCGGCTGATCGCCGAAATAACCGAGCGCAACGCCCGGCATGTCTCGAACTACCTGATTGTGAGCCAGCACGGTAAACGGATGACCGCTACGATGCTGCGTAAGCGCTGGGACATCGCGCGCGAGAAAGCGAAGTTGGCGGCGATCGAGATCGGCGACGACCTGCTGGCGGCGAAGATTGGTGGGTTTCAGTTCAGGGACATCCGGCCGAAAGCTGCGTCTGAAATCATTGATGTCGGCGAGGCAAGTTTGCTGCTGGGCCACACCAAAGGCGACATCACCGAGCGGGTTTACCGTCGGATCGGTGCCATCGCCAAACCATCAAAATAGCCTGAAAATCCGTTCCATAACTCGAAGCAGGCCCCTTGTAGAATGCGGTCTGTAGAGGTGCTGAAAAATGAAAGTAATGGAACGGAAAATCGCTACAAGCAGCAGCCCGTTTACGTCGATATAGCGGTCTTGAAAACCGTCGACTTTAACAGGTCCATGAGTTCGAATCCCATCGCCTCCGCCATATTTGATACGACAAAGCCCTGATTATTCAGGGCTTTGTCGTTTCTGGGGTTTGGAAAAATCTGCCAGCCCACACTTCAGCCCACACCCTGGATGAAGTACTTTTTTTCGACCAGCGGTCAATTTTTCGGATGCTAAATTGCTGCTGCACTCCTGCCGTACTGATTAAGACGCAGAAGCTGCAGGAAGATCTTGGACAAAAGTAACGATCTTGATTTCGTCCTCAGCAGGACCAACTATATTCGGTCACGACGTTGAGTAGTCCCATGCCGCCCCTTTAACAGACTGCAAGGCTGCTTGTGGATCAAACCGATGCTGTGCGGAACGTTGATGACGCGACTCCCTCTCACATGTTTAGTGTCGATCACACATTTTGTGATCGACGCTAAACATGTGAAAGCGCTTGCCCGCGAGGAGCTAGCCCAGGCGCTGAAGATGAATCAATCGACTACCGCCTCTTCTTTCAACCGCTTGGTCTTAACGGCATCAGTCGAGACAGGCTTGGCGTCTGCCGCTTTCAAGTCCTTGCTAAACGTCCCGTCGTTCTCGCCCTTGAAGAAGTTCTTGCCGTAAATCAGCAGGCACAACACCACGCCAATGGCGAATGCCCAGCTCGCGCCCTTGATGGCTAACATTGCGCCGATCACACCAGCGATGCCGAGGTCGCGCTGGCTGCGGGCTTCCAGAATCCCAAGACGCACGCTCACGTAGCCCTGAATCAATAGCGTCAGCGACAACGCTACACCCAGAATCGGCTGCACCAGCGTCACCACTGGCAGGAGCAGTAAACCGGTATTGGTGCCCCAGCGGAACGACCCAACGCCGCCGATGATCGACTTCATCGCCTTTGGTCCGCCCTTAAAGCGCTCGATTACCACCACCAGCATCGCCGCCCACTTCGGCCCGCACATCGCCACGTCCGGACCAAAGATGCTCATGAAAGCGTTACGCGCGCCAAAGATCAGGTGCGCTCGATCCGGGTTGTAATCGACAATTTCGTCAGTGCGGACTTTTTCCGCTTCATCCAGCAGCGATTTCGCACTCAACACATCGCCAAAGACGATGATGTACACCGCCAACATGGTCGGCAGCGCCGAGATGAACATCGACAACGGGGGCATACCCAGACCAAACACCGTGTAGTTGCTCCACAACCCGGCAAAGTCAGGTTTGCTGATGCCCCACTGGATAGTTGGCCATGGCGCTTCGCCGAACAGCGGCGCAATCACTACCGCCAGCAGGATGATCGGCAGAATCCCGAGTTTGGCGAAATTCCACCAGAACCGGTTGCGCTGCTTCAGCTCGTTGAAGTGCTGGGAGAAGATCAAATAGAACGCCAGGCCGACGGCAATCGAGATGGTCCACGGCAGCACGTTGAACTTGCCGCCGACCTGAAACACTGCAATCACCGCACTCAATCCTGCGCCGACGATGATCCCTGACTTGATCGCGGGCGGCACGTATTCGACTACCTTCTTCGCCATGCCGGTGGCACCCAGCGCAATCGAGAACACCCCGAGCATCAGCTGGAAGGCAATCAAGGCGTGGACACGCTCCGGGCCCATGGGGAATTGCGCGCAGTAGGCCATCAACAATGGAACAGCCGGCGTAATCCAACCCGGTACGGTCGGATCGCCCAGCAGATGGTGCGTGAGGTACAGCAGGCCGTTGAGCATCACCACCGCCAGCGCGACCTCGAACGGCATGCCAAGCAGCTCAGTCATCAGCGGGATGGCAGCCAGATCGACGGCGCACATCAGCAAACCCTGGAGGTAGTCCGGCATCTCAAACTTGTAGTGAATGAACGGCAAACGCACCTTGAACGGGCCGAGAGGAATGTACGGGCTTTCGCGCCCCGCTTGTGGGAGATCGGACAT